CAACCTTGTAGATAGTTCTGATAACTTCTCTGTTAATTTCAGCGAGGATTTCAGTACTAAGGATGTTAGCAAGTTCTGCTTCTGCGTTAAGACCATGAATTGCTTTAAGGTCTTGAGCGAGTTCTAATGAGTACTCAGCTTTTAGCGCACGAGACTTCGCAGTAACAGTGACTTTCTCGATTGAGAATGCCATCTGGTTGAACTGTGTGGCAGTACCAGTACCTAGCTTTTCAGCAGTACCAGTATTCATACCCTGACCGACGTTGTAAACAGTGTCGATATTACCAGTTGGATATGAAGAAGTTGGGTTCAAGATAGCAGGGTTAGTACCACGCTGTGAAGTTGTACCCAAACCAGTGGATCCACTGGAGAAGTCTGTTGCACCCAATCCAGAGTTCTGACCAGAGAATGCAGAATCTACTTCATCGTAGAAGGTCTCTGTTCCAGACTGACTGGAGTAGCGTGAACGCATTGCGAAAATAAGTCCAGTAGGACCGGACATTGGTTGAACGCCAGCAACGTCGTATGCCACCAAGTTAGGCATTGCGCGACGAATAAGGCTGATCAATACTGGGTCGAAACCAGCAACAGGACCACCAGCGGCGGCACCAGAACTATATCCAGCAGATGCTACTGTTGAATTAGTGTTGTTGGTTGGCTGCTCAGTAAGCATTGAAGTCCCAGATTCAAAGGACTGTTGCTCACGGAGGAATTTTTCTTGGTTTTCTAGCAGGACAGCGGTAACTGCACGACGATGTGAATCTTCGATTTTATCAGCTCCCTCATGATCGAGGAGAGGAGCCCACTTTTCCTGCAACTGTTCGGATTGGAACATTTGCGATTTACCTTTTAAGTTAAAGTTTGTTTAATTAAAAATTCAATTACTTGCTAATCATTGACATTGATTTTAGGTATGCAGCCATAGAACCTGTATGTGAAGCAGGTGCGGCTTCCATTCCCTCTGAGAGTGTCTCTGTCTTAGCGGTTGTTGGTGCTACCTTTCCAGGGAAATAAGATTCTCTTAGGGTAACCAACTTCTCACGATATTCTGATTCACTTTCAAACTCCACACTTTCGGAAAGTGAGGCGAGCTTTTCTTTCTGAGTGTCTGCAAGACCTTCAGAAACTTGATCGAAAATTCCTTCAGCTTGTGACTCACCGAGTCGCTTGTTGAGGGAAACATTCTTCTCAATTTGCTCATTGAGCTTGGTTTCCATATCATCTAGTTTTTCTACCATACTCTCAAGTACATCATATTTTTCTTCAGGGATTGATACATAATGTTCTTCAAAAAGACCTTTTAGACCAGTCATAAAGGACTCAGTGAGTTCTTCTTTAAGACCGGATTCTACTGCGAGTTGGTTCTCAGTGAACCATTCGTCAGCAACATACTCAAGATAGGAATCAACACGCTCATTAAGTGCGCCTTTGATTTCCTCAACTTCCTCGATGAGTCTCTTATCGTACTCAGCATCAAGAACTTCCTTGATTTGTACAACCTTACCTTTAACGGCGGCTTCTAGGATAGTCTTTGCTTTTTCTTTGAACTCTTCGGAAAGTTCTTCACCTTCTACAAGAGCTTTAACATCTTCTTCGATGCTAATCTCTTCATAAGCAGGTGCTTCTGCAACAACTTCTTCTTCTTCAGTTGCTACCTCTTCAACTACTTCGTCGGTAGTTACCTGATCCTCTTCGATTACCTCATCGGTAACTTCGGCATCCTCAGGTATCTTAACGGGAGTTGCACTCTTCAACGGTTCTGGATCACCAGCTTCCGCATTCTTGTTAACAATGTCTCTAACTTGCTTAAGTGTTCCACCTGCTGGTTTCAACTTAGCGGAATCGTTAGTAGGACTATAATTATCAGGTGTAGGTCCACCCAAGTCTTCTACCTGTGCTTGATTGCCAGGGGTTTTAACACCACTTGCGTTGGTTCCTGCTTTTGGAAGGGCTTCGTCTCCAGGTGCTGCGTTTGCGTTAACGGCAGTCTTGGATTGCACAGTGCCTACTTCCATTTCCTGTAAATTTTTGTCACTAGACATTTGTTTGATACTCCGAATTCGATCTGTAGTTAAAATCTATATTTATTTATAATGTTGATGTTTACAATGAGTTAATAAACTCATTGAACAAGTTTAATTTATGCTCTTCTAGTGCTTTTTGCTCTACAAGAGTGTCAATTTTCTTTTTAGTTTGAGAAGCAAGTTGCTCACGGAAAGTATTTCCTTCCCATACCCACTCCTTACCTTCCATGATACCTTCGACAAAAGCATCAGGTGCTGATGGATCTGCAACAATGTCAGCAGCAGTTGCCAACATAAAGTCATCACCAACAACATTAAATCCTTCTTTGGTTGGTTTCAATGAACCAATACCACGAGAAGAAACGCCAAGTTTAACACCTTCTTTGATGAGTGAAGATGCAATTTGACCCATTGGTGTGTCGAGAATTTTCGCTCTACCAATGAAATTAGAACCGTGCTCTTTTAAAGAGACGATTTTATGTGAAACTCTATCAAGATTCACAGTGGGACTATCGGGATGACCCAATTCTCCCAATGCTCTACCAGATTGAACATTGGACTCGTTATAACGACCAACTTCTTTACGTAGAGTATCAATAGGATACATACGACCATTTCTGTTCGTAATGTTTCCTTGAAGGAAAATACCTTCGATATAAAGATTCTGCTTACCAGACTTTAATTTCTCAGTAATAAACTTAACCGATTCAATTTCTTCTCTAATGAGTTTCATTGGAAATTAACCCCCAGTAATTTGAACTTGTTGACAATGAACATAACCTTGAATACCACCAGTAAGAGCAGATGCTTGCCATGCACCAACTAACCTTGAATTGCTAGAAAAACTAGTTTGAATTAAACTACTATCCGTAGCAACAATGATTTCTACATTATATGGATATTCGTTATTAGGGAAATTAGCACGAGTATTAATAGATTGTACCGTGGTAATTCCACAAAGATCCTTCCAATAAGGATCTGCTGTATCTGTATCGCAGTCGGTAAGCATTACCATTTGTCCAACGACAAACTGTGATCCTTGTCCTTCTGCTACTCTAAAAGCAGTCGTACTTCCAGTTGTTACTCCTACCAGAGGTTGAGATCTAGGTGCTCCCAGTGTTATTATAGAGGGAACATCTTCTATTACTACAAAATCACTTACGGTTGCAGTCGGTGCAGAACCAATAGCAACATGTGCATGACTTGCTCCTATTGCAACGACTCTCAAATAAGGTGTTTGATGAGTGGTCGCAACAGAAACTGTATTTGCAGTATCTATTTTAAGATTGGGACCAACCGGATTTATGACGGCCATTATTGATACAAATTCATTGTCTTATTTATTTATAATTACTCTTCGGCTGGTGCATCTTGTGCAGCAGCAGTTTCACCACTAATTGCAGCAGCACCTGCGGCAACCGCAGCCGTAGCAGCTTGTTCATCCCCAAAAGTACCTTGTGCTACCTCTGGACGATATGAATCAACTTTCTCTGCAGACTTTGCAAAAAGCATATCTTTGATCTTATCACTTATCTCAGATGGTGACTGATCCGCAATAATCATATCCATCAATTCTTGTTGCACATCATTAGCTACTTCATCAGAAGCTTGTTGATCTGCGTTCATTTCAGTTTCAGTATCAGGCATTGTGTTAAATGTGAGTAATCGTTAATATTTATGTATCATTCCCACTAGGGGTAGAGTCATTACTAGATGCATCTACATCATGATGGGTATAATTATAGTCAGTAATCATAGCAAATAAACGTCCTTTATACCAATCGACGAATTCCATTTCTTCTTTGGGTCTAGTAGGTTCCCCTTGCCAAATAGTTTTATAGTTATCCAGAGAACTGTATATCATACGAACTTCTCTTATATTAAATCGCTGTTCTGCCCACCACTCCATGTCATCAGAATCTCGGCGGAAATCATAATCATCTTTCTTTCCACCGACACTCATCAAATCTCTCCGCCTTTTGGTTTAACCAAATTAGCGTCAGATTGTGCAACAGAAGTATCAACTGCCATAGATCTTAAAGCAGCATCTGGTTCAGGTTCAGTAGCCCCAAGTTGAGTTGGATCTACTGGCCTCATTCCACCACTACCTTCTGGATCCAACATCATATCTTGTTCAATAGCAGCAGGATCAGGAATAACTCCATCCTTAATTTCTTTCTTGATTAACTTATCTTGTTCTAGAATTTCATCGTCTGATTGACGTAATACTTTACGACGTACCCAATCCTGAGAATAATACTTACCAATATAAGGTTCGGTAGTAGCAAGTAGTGCTAATCTCTCATTTTGAAGCTCTGCTTCTTTTAATTCGGTGAAATGATTGTCGTATAAGAAGTCATATTGTATATGTTCACGCATTGTTTCCCAATCTTCTGGGGTTACAATGTTCTTTAAAATTAACTGAGTTTTAAGTAAATCATTAAACATTCCCGCAAATCTTTTGCGTAAACGTGCCACAAACTTACTAAATTTAACCTCATCTCTTAGTATCTCAGAGGATCTTCCCAGATTAAATCCTCCGTCTCCCTCCATTCTTGATGGGGGTACGTTGAGCGACCTATATAATTTCTTTTTGAAGTACTCAATATCCGTGATTTCA